TTGCAGTGATGCGCGCTATGCGTATAGACATTCCGTCTATCCACCAGGTCCAGGGAGACTACTATGACTGAACAGATTTCAAAGTCCTCTTCTGAGTACTTTGACATGGAGATGAGCAGAGCTTACACTGATCGATACGGTAATACTACCGTTACCGATTCAGTTGCAGGCTTTCTCGCGGAACGACTTCTAGTTGGGTATAAAAACCCACGCTGGAAAACTCAAGTAAGACTAGGTCAAGACGCCACTACCGATTTATTCGGTATTGATTTCGAGATGTTAGTTAATACGAAAAGTTTTGCACGTGAAGTTGTTCCATATCTCAATCCTGCCGTGACGCCGAGGGAATATGCAACTTCTGCATACTGCTCTCCGTCTCAGCCGGTATCTGCATCTAGTCTTAGTAACATTCCTTTGTCCGAGGCCAACAATGCCGCAATGTCCGGACTCTCCGATAAAATCCAATCTAAACAACAGCAACTTCTTGCTGGCGTTATGATCGGTGAATTATCTGAGACCCTCCGGCTACTAAACTCGCGCGGAAAGACTGTTAAAGATTTAATAGCTCGTTATCTACTGGGCGTCAATAAACGCCCAGGTCGAGCTCTAACTCGGAAACAGAAAATCGTTCGCGCGTCAGATCTATGGCTCGAGGCCTCTTTTGGTTGGAAACCCTTCGTTAACGATATTGATGATGCAATCACCTATATCGCTAAGGAGGGAACCCATAAAAAGAGAGGCACCGTGCGGTCCGTGAGATCGACCTCTAGTCAATCGACTACTGATCGTTTATGCTCACAGTCCTTTCCTTATTTACGTGCCGATTCGAATTCTATTCGAACAGGTACTGTAAGGTACATAGCCTGCGTTGACGTTGGTTCCAACTCCGATCACAGGGCACGATCTCTAGGGCTTGCGCCTCAGGGATGGTTACCTACTGCTTGGGAATTGGTTCCATGGTCTTTTTTAGTAGACTATTTCTCCAATATTGGATCGATAGTCAATGCGTTTTCCATTCAAGCTTCATCTGTACGATGGGTCGTAAAGACCACCCGGCAAGTTGAAAAGCAAGTAGTGCGCATGCGCCCTGCTGAACCTTTTACCTCGCTGGGTTTCTTGACTGAAAACAAAAGCGGTAAATGTATTTGTGAGTTTAGACGCATTAATCGATCGTCCGCGGATCTCTTCACGCCTTCTCTGGCGTTGGAGATACCTGGACTATCGACCAAATGGGTCAATATGGCTGCGCTCGCGATTTCCGTGAGCAACTCAAATACATCCTACTGGCGATAATACTGTCCCAGTAGTTTCCCTTCTCTACTTTTAGGATACTTATCCATGAACCCAACTAGTCCAATGACTGGAAGTGCGCAGACCGGTCTTACTGGTCCTACGTATACATTAACCGACGACGTAGGCCCGAATGCCTCTTCAGAACAGTGGGCTGTCACCTCATTAGGTGGCACGCAAACTGGTGTTGAAGTGCATTCGGTGTCTAACCCATTCACCCTAACAGTGGAGCGTCCATCCAACTTTAAGCAGTTGGGTAAGGCGAACCCTGTTACAGGTGTAGTGGCTAGCGTCCCTCGAAACGTTCATACAGTACGCGTCCGTAAAGGCGTGTCTGTATTGAGTACTCAGCCTGTCGTGCCAGCACTTGTGGAATGTAAAGTCCACGTGCCAGCCGGTTCAGATACTGAAGACCCTGAGAGCGTTCGAGCAATGTTAAGTCTGATGATAGGCGCTTTAAGCGATCTATCTTCAGATATCGGTGACCTCGCCATTACTGGAGTGCTTTAACAGAGATGTTAAAGCTCGCCACGTTTTAGCGGTGTTACTAATAGTGTGCTCATCTATAGTTGCGGTAATTCTAGAGGACCCTGGTATTCTTACCAGCCCCTGGATGTACCTTCGCCATATTTGAACACACCTACACATTGGATAGGATAATGTTATGAACTTCTCGTACAATGTTCTTATTAAAGCCTTAGAGAAAGATCTGGGTCAACACATCAGTAACTTCGATGTGCTTGCACCAGAAGCGACCCCCAAAGAGTTTGCCTGCTTTGCCCAGCGTCACGCCCTCCTTAAGAAATTTAAGGATGTCGTTTCGCCTGACGCAGATCAGGTTGCTCTTGGGAAATTCCTTGCATCGAACATTCGATGCTCGGAGTGGAAGCTGGAAGTTGAAGATCTCAGGGATGAATTATTAGTCGGTACCTTCCGTGAGGAAATGTACCGGTTTTTTAATCCATCAGGTAAACCACTGCTGTCAGATAGTTATACTATCTTGGCAAACGGGTATACCGGTCCTGGAGCTTCTGTTGGTGCCAGGGGCAATGACTTTTATACAAAGTTATTTGATTCCCCTGTTACCACGACTTCTTCGTCTCTCTACAATCAGTACGTCCATTACATAAACAATGACTCACGTTGGTCCACCGCCAATACGGCGCGTGCAGATCTTCATGGTAGTCATACTGTAGTGGAAGGCTCTAGACTCTCTTTTGTTCCAAAGAACGAGACTACTTCACGTGTTATCTGTACTGAACCCCTCCTAAATATGTTTTATCAATTAGGAGTTAAGGAGATCCTGGAGAAAAGACTTAGGTCTTTTTACCATATAGATCTTCGAGTTCAGCCGGACAACAATCGTGAGCTTGCGCGTATTGGTTCCGAGTATGGTCAATTATGTACTATTGACCTTTCCTCGGCTTCTGATACGATATCTTTGCGTATGATCGAAGAATTCCTGCCCCACGATGTTAAGTGGTTAAAGGGTCTTCGCTCACGCAAGACGCAGCTTCCTGATGGACGCTGGCAAGAGCTGCATATGATATCATCAATGGGGAACGGTTTCACGTTCCCTTTAGAGACGATTATATTCTCAGCTGTAGTATCTACATGTTACCATTTGCTCGGACTCCCTAAAAGGCATTCGCCTGAAAAGGGTCCACTGAATTGGGCTTGTTTTGGGGACGATATCATCGTCCACAAACACGCTTACTCAATGGTCGTTCGACTTCTTGGTATACTTGGTTTCCAAGTAAATGTAGAAAAGACCTTTAGCGAAGGTCCGTTCCGTGAATCTTGCGGCCATGATTACTACTATGGCCACAATGTCCGTCCGGTTTTTATCAAAACCTTAAAGACACAAGAGTCACGCTGGGTCGCAATCAACAGATTAAATGTGTGGTCATCTAACCAGGGGGTATCTTTGAGAAACACAATACGTGTTCTCTTGAAGGATCTCCGTAGGTTGTATGTACCATTACATGAGTCTGAAGATGCTGGTCTGCGGGTTCCATTCTCTCTTTTAAGAAAGCGCATGAATCTTGATCATAACAAATCGATTATTTATAAGCGATCGATTGTTAGGAACAAGTATATGACTTTCTTAGAGGGAACGGTCCGTGTTCCGAAATACAGTAAGCGGCGGCATTATAACAATAATGCAGCTTTGCTTGCTCTACTTCGCGGCGACCTGAGAGATGGAAAGATGGGTATCCGTATTGGAAACCCATCCTACACTCTCCGTAAAGGTATAACCCCGAACTGGGATTATACCGGGAGTACCGATTTTTCATCGGTTGGCTTGGCACGGCTTGAAACCGTGATCACTAGTAATTTATATTAATCCTTTAATATAGG